ACTTGTTTAGGGAGTTTCACCCACAACCTGTGGGGTTGTAGTATAACTTGTCTAAGGCTTTGAAGAACAACAACAAAATGCTACCCTAATTAAGCAGAATTGAAACGCTAAAAGATGTTTAAAATTTATGGGAGGTGTATTTAAAAATGGCAGACATGAGTGAATCCAACCTGACAGAGGTTAAATCCAGAACCATTTCAATTTCTGACCGAACAGGAACCGATCCCTACGCAACCAAACCTTTTGAAAGTAAGATTTGGGCACCGCGTTCTACTGTTCTTCCGGGTGCCGAGGGTGATGGTAACATTTCAGTTCCTTCGGGCAACGGCACAGCATCGCAATTTGATGCTAACAGAATTTTACCCAGTACGGGCCTTTAATCTAAAATTAAATTGGAGGTAGATAATATGACCGAAGGTATTGCGACACCTGCTACACAACCAACTACACCACCTGTTACGACAATTATCCCAGATGTGGGATTTAGTGCGGCTCAAGTTGAATCACTCCTTGCTAAAGCTAGAAAAGAAGAAAAAGATAAGCTCTACGGTGAGTTACAGATTTCTAAGGATTCCGTTAAAACTTTAACTGAGGCTAACAAAGTTCTTCAAGAATCTATTAAGAACACGGATTCTCAGTTACAGTCCCTAAAGGATCAGATTAGGACTAGTGACACCACCAGAATAATTGAACAACTACAGGAAGAAGTTAAAGCTTTGAAAGGGGATAAGCAAGTGCCTACTACACCACCTGTAACCGCACCACTTACGGAGGTTCCTAATAAAGAAGTTGAAGAGCTTAAGGCTATGGTTGCTACGTTAACCACAAGTGTTACACAGTTAACAGTTGCCAACCAGCAAGCTACATCATCTCAAATTAGGGCTAAGTTGCTTAAAGAAGCGGGAGATGAATTAATAACCGAGATGGTTACTGGCAATACTGCCGAAGAAATCACCGCTTCTATCGAAGCATCCAAAAAAGCTTACCAAACCATTTACCAAAAAGCGGCGGCTAACGCTGTCAGGATTCCTCCTGCCAATCCTGCGGGAGAGATGAATTTACCTAGTGACATGAAATTAGAAGACATTGCCAACATGGATATGGCACAATGGGCAGAAAAACGAAAAGAACTGCTCAAACGATAAATTTGTGGGGAGTGATGTTTAGTGTCTATGAATACCGTAGTAGCAACGGGTACTCTTGGTAACGGACAAACGGCTGTGCAATTAAGTAATTCTGTACGGACCATTTATTCTAAAGAGATCCTTTTTACGGCTATGCCTGTTATGAAGTTTTACCAGTTTGCTACAGTTAAGACTGAGTTGGGTACTGAACCCGGATTAACCATTTCCATGTTAACATACAACAACCTTACTCTTGGAGGAACACTGACAGAGGGTACTCGTATGAATCCTCAATCTCTTTCAAGTTCCCTAAAATCAATCACAGTTGCAGAGCAAGGCAATGCCATTGCTGTTACTGAGTTAACGCTGAAATCCGCTTTCCACGATGTCCTTACAACCGCTTCAGCCTTGTTAGGCCGAGATATGGCACTTGTTCTTGACACTCAGTTACGTAACATTGCGTATACGGGGACCAACGTTGTTTATGGACGTACATCTTTGAACGCTATTCCTACTAGTGTAGCAACTATGGATTCAGGTTCAATCATGAAAGTTGCCACTGTTAAGGATGCTGTTGAAGTTTTAGCAACCAACAATGCCCCTAAATTTTCCGGAGATTATTACATTTGCTTTGTCCACCCTCATCAAAGTCGTGGATTGCGTGATGATCCTGCTTGGATCAATGCCTCCAAATACGGCGCGGTTAGCCAGTTGTTTAACGGGGAAATCGGAAGAATTGATGACACAAGATACATTGAAACTACCCTAATGACCAACGGTAACTGTGCTACTACTGACCCTGCATATGATGCGTCTCTTATAAATCAGACTATTACGGGTGGAACAGCCAACATTTACAAAGCTGTCATCTTTGGTGAGCAGTATTTCGGGTTTGCTATCGGCTTGCCTGTTGAACTCCGTGACAATGGAGTTGTCGATTTCGGGCGGGAACATGGCTTGGCTTGGTACGCCATCTGGGGGATGGGTATCTTGCACAACACGTATGGCGTTGTCATTTATACAGTGTAATCTGAGTAACAAGATGCTAAGGTAAACGCCCTGACGTTTTCTATTCCTGAGTACCTACTTAGGTAGTTAGCGTTAGGGCTTACTATTATTGAGGGGGAAATAAGATGTCTAAAGAAGAAATTTCTATTGAACTACCAGAAGAGGCTAAGGATGATGTTGTTACCCAACCAGAGTTGACCATTAATCTTGATCAAGACCCAGAAGGGCCAAAACCTAAAAATGTTAAAATCCAAACCAATGAAGATCATCGTTGCTTTAATGGTAAATGGTATACCTTTAAAAAGGGCGTAGATTACTATGTACCCCAAAATGTTAAAGATGTACTCAAAAAAGCGGGAATTCTTCAAGCTATATAAAGAAAGGTTGTGTATAAATGAGTGCCATTAAGAATCTTACTCCTACGGAAATGTCGTACCCCATTGAAAACGGTCAACTTCTTACGGATAACATTGATTTCAAGACATTAACCAAGGTTGTTTCAGGGGAACTTTCACTTGTTGCTCAAGTTGAAACGGCTACTGTTGTGGGTACTATTGGTGCCGCCGGGGCGGGAAACGTTACTGTAGTTGTTACAGCAAATGGTATGGTTAACTCCCCCAAAACAATTAATGTTGCTGTTGCTAATAATGATACCGCAACATTAGTGGCTGGTAAGATCATTACTGCACTGCAAGCAGATCCCAATGTAAGTGCGTTTTCCACTGTTAGTGGTACTGGTGATACCTTTGCAGTGACTGTTAAATCCATTACAACTAATGATTCCACTATGAATATCAGTACCGCTAACGGTACTTGTTCTGGATTGACAGCAGAACCTACTTCAGTGCATACTACTGCGGGAGTATCCACAGTTGTTCTTTTAGATGCCATTGCATCTAAAATAATCGCGGCACATGCCTATGTTAAGTCTTCAGGAGCAACAGCTACTAAAGCAATGTTGGCCCTGACCACCGATTATATTCTTACGTCTGAGGGTGGAATTCAATTCGTCACAGATCAATCATTAAACAACGTTCTTGTCCATTATCGCCTGTAAGGGGTGATACAGTATGGCTTCCATGTCAACTATGGTTGGATCATTACGTAGTAGAGTTAGGCTGGGTCTGCAAGGGGTGGATACCGATCCTCTTAAGATGTACACGGATTCCTTCCTTACTGACCTAGTTACGGGAGCTATTTTTACGCATGATCCTTCCCTTGTACTAGATACTTTACCTGACAATCAGATACAATTTGTTATGTGGCTATCCATGATTGATGTGTACTATGCTATGTCAGCAGACACGGCGTGGTTATATGCTATTGAGGGATCGGGTGCTAAACTAAACAGAGATGAGCTTTTTGATCACCTTATTAAGTTAGCATCCTAGTTACAAGATAAGTATGATAAAGCGTGGGCTAAGTTCTACTCACAATCTCTTGAGTTGGATTCTAGTGATGTTCTTATAGAAGCTAGGTATACCCCAAGAAGCAATAGATTAGTACAACCCCCCACTATATCCCTATCTGTTATTGGTCAAACTCCATCATCCATTGATCTAATGTGGACCAGAGTAGCCGATAGGCAGATCGACGGGTACAAAATATACCAAAGCTCCCAAGAGATCATTTATGAATTTTCTGACTTAGACAACTTAATCGACACTAACGCTGTAAGCGTTTTTTGGGAACCTAGAGATACGTGGAAAACTAAGTACAGAGTTTTAAACCTAATTCCGGGTAACACCTATTTTTTCTGCGTGTTTGTAAGAGACATGTATAGCCATAAATGTTGGTCAGAAATATCTATAACTCAACCAACAACATCTGGTGTTATTAATACAGTTTTAAGTACCAACAATTCTGATGTAAATTCTGTAAATTAGGGGGTGTCAAACTAGAATGACCGCACAAGAAATACAACAGATTACACGTGCATTTTCAGATGCATGGGGAGTTCTGTTTAATGCCCCTACGTACATTAGTAGATTTGCGGGTGCTGTTGATCCTACTACGATAAATCAAGTGTACAAAGAGGTTAAGAACAAGAAGCATGAGTTGTTTGGCCCCCTTAATGCCTCTGTTACTTATCAACCGACTTTGCAGTTATTAAATGAGAATGGCCTTTTGCAAGCCGCTAATGCCATGATTACTTTCGTCAATATGGATCTTAACAACGTGGTTGGTAACCTAGGTACATTAGGGTATAATTCGGTTAATACACAAGACAACATTGTAGTACCGTGGGTAGACGGTACTCAAAAGACTATGAGGTTATCTGAGTACTCCTACAATGTTCAATTTGGAGGAACGTGGGTATTTCTTATGGTAGGTGTAGTGGAAGTGTTGAAATGACAGTTAACGCTAGGCTGTTTGGTGACTGGGCGGGTGCCAGTAGAAGATTGAAACAACTACCTGATCATGTTATTACGGAATTAAATATGATTGTTAAAGAGCAAGCTTATTTATTGTTGGAGAAGATAAAAAGTGCTGTAGAATCCCAAACTCTAAGACTGGACCCCCTTTCAGATGCTTATCTGTCTCGAAAGATAAGTGAAGGACTAGACGAAAGGGTATTGATTGCCACGGGTGAGTATATTGATAACCTTCGAGTTCTTGAAAAGGGAAAGGGAAGGGATTACAAAGTCTTTGTAGGTGCGATTAGGGGGGATAAGCATGAATCTTCGGGTTTAGACATGGCTAAGTTAGCCAAATACCTTGATGATGGCACTCCCAGAATTCCCGCAAGACCACACATTTCAGTTGTTTGGAAGAACAACAGGGACAATATAAGAAGGACTATTGCAAGTTCCTTAGCAAAAGAATTAGCTTCTAGGGGGTTATAAAATGACAAGTACATTTCCACAGGATATTGAACTAGCATTGTATACTGCCCTTAATAATTTTACTATCGCAGATGCTAATGGTGTTATGCAACCCGTTCCTGCTTTTTATTCGTCACCTGAAGTAGAAATTGAAGTGGAGACACATCCTTCTCTAGTTTTTTATCAGTCAGCTATGTCTCCTGATCCTTCAAGAGCTACCAACAATAAGTTGTATTCTAATGTTGTTACTACGAATGGCAACGTAACTTCTGTGGGTATTAGAGATGACGCATACCCCTTTTTGTTGTACTATGACATAAGGATTTATACCCTTTACGAGCAGGATAGCAGAGAGTTAGAGAAGAGTATAATGCAATTGTTTCCTTGGAGGGGTATAATAAGCGTAAATGGTGCAAACCTTGATATGATATTCCAGAAGCGTATTGACTTGACTAAGTTACCGGGTGCGCTTAATGCCAGTGCGATGCGTATACTAGAAAAAGCCCCTCAGAGAGAACAAGTGATAGCCTTGAGGTATAAAATTTGTACCTCTTTTGATGTACATGCCGCTAAAACATATGCTACGGTTCAGGAAGTTGACTATACGGTTAACACTAAGTAAGGAGGTTTGTGAATTGATAATTACCAATGAATCTTCAATAACCCAGAATTTCTCCCTAGAAAATGGAGAATCAGTACATCTACTGCCCAAGTCACATGGTGTTGATGCAAGTTCTACCCCTATTGATGATAAGCATAAAGATTCTGAAGTTCTTAAGAATCTTTCCAAAGTTGGTTACATCTGTGTTAAGGTAGATACTGAAACACCTGCAACACCTGTAGGAGTAGTTGCAGAGAATACCAGTGTAGAGGAGGTTCATAATGACAACGCCTAACATATTACATCCCGGAATTTATTTTGACGAAACTCCACGATCCTATGTTGTTCCTACTGTGTCCACTTCAATTGCAGGTTTCGTGGGAATATGCCAAAAGGGTCCAATCAACGTTGCTACCGTGGTTACTAGTTGGAACGACTTCGTAAGTAAATTCGGAACGTTTATTCCGGGTAGTCCCTTAGCCTACGCAGTATTCGGGTTCTTCAATAATGGAGGAAGTATATGCTACATCGTTCGCGCAGTACACAATAATGTGTCAACTGGATTAACTTCAGCTAGTGCCACCCTTAATATAGGTACGGGGGCCTTAGTACTTAAAGCTAGTTCAGACGGTACGTGGGGTAACAACATTTCTGCTGAAATTCAATCCGCTTCGTGGGGAACGGGGTACTACAAACTTGTTGTTAGATATCTTGGGACTATCATGGAGGTAATAGACAACTTATCAAACACCTCAACTAGCAATCAATATGCGGGTTCCCTTATCAACAATAGCTCACAGTACGTTAGTGTCACGGCTCTTACATCCACTGATCCTACAGTGGTGTCTGGTGCTTCACTTACTGGGGGATCAGATGGATTAGCGGGCATTACTGATGCTGATTACGTAGGTTCTGCTTCTACTGCACCAAACAACACGCCATCCGGTTTGTACTGTTTCAATTCAGTTGTTGGCGGGATAAACCTAGTAGCTATTCCGGGCGTAACAACTTCTGTTACACAATTGGGTATTCAAAGTTACGTAGAAAATGTAGTACCTCAGACTATATTGGCTGTTCTTGACCCTCCTTTAGCCAGCTCGGTTTACTCCATATCCACATGGAGGCAGACAACTTGCAGTTTTAATTCCTTTAACACTGAGTTGTTTTACCCCAATATCATAGTACCAGACCCCATTGGTGTAGGGGTATCTCCCCTGATTACAATACCCCCTTCTGGTCACATCATGGGAACTAAAGCCCGTATTGATGGTAAACGGGGCGTATGGAAAGCCAGTGCGGGACTTGAAGCAGTTCTCCTAGGGGTTAGTGACACGGAATATCATGTGTCTGACACGGATCAGGATTCACTCAATCCTTTAGGCATCAATTGTATTCGTACCCCTCTTCCGGGTTCTGGTATAGTTATTTGGGGCGGGCGTACTCTAACTACGTCAGACCCCCGTTATACCTATACCTCTGTTAGACGATTGATACAGTTTATCGAAGTTAGCTTGAAAGCTCAAAATGGTTGGGCCGTGTTTGAACCTAATGATGATGCTCTATATGCAAAGTTGTACGCTTCTTGCGTTAGCCTAGTTAATGGTATTTGGGTAGCTAATGGTCTGAAAGGTTCAAAAGCTACGGATGCCTACATGGTGGTATGCGATAAATCTAATAATGTGGATGATACTAGTGGTAAAGTATACGCAGACATTGGAGTAGCCGCATTAAAACCGGGAGAGTTCATTATATTCCGTGTTGGCTTAAAATAAATCAGTGGAGGTGACTATAAATAATGGCTACGTATTCAACTACTGATCATGCAGATCCGTTACGTAATTTTAAGTTCATTGTGTCCATGACAGGAAACAGAAATTTTGCCCGTTTAGGGTTTAGTAGCGTTAAAGGGTTGAAAGCCACCACCAAAGACGTTACGTATCGAGAGGGTGGAGATCCCCTAACAACTCGTAAACTTCCGGGCCTTACTACATTTGCTGACGTAACGTTGACTAGGGGATTTATTGCGGGTGACAATGATTTTTATAATTGGGCCAGTGATGTGTTCAGTGCTACTTCTATAGCACAGCAAGCTACTGGGGGTTCTTTTAGAAATCAGATTCAAATCGCACTTCAAGATCGTGATGGTTCCCTTGCAAGAACGTGGATTCTTGTTAACGCTTGGATTAAGGAATATGCTCCGGGTGATTTTGACGCTGAAAAAGAAGGAATGTTCATTAACACCATTATATTAGCTAACGAAG